GCAGCAGCTCCACGGGAGGTTCCATACCTCCTGGCTCTACCTATCGGCCCTTACAGGCGAACAGGTAATCTTCCCACCAATAAAGGTGGGGGGGCGCCACTACTGCTGGGGGAACCCAGCAGACCCATCTCCGCACATACACATAGTCGGAAGCGGGGTACCGATTCGCAACCTCATGAGGTGTGAACATCGAACCGCGATGATTCGCGGCCAAATGCCAAAGGAAAGCTGCCCGGTCAAATTTCTTAAACCGTACAACTTGTCCTCTGGGGATGGGTACAAGGGCTTTCACCCTTGCAACCCACCTCTGTTTGGTATTGTACCTCACAAGTCTTTCCATATGTGCACGCCGCGGTGTTACCCAAACGCCGGCACACGGGTCTTCAGACAACGGTATAATGGGGATGCGCCATTCAGTGACAAGCTGATACGCGCTTTTCCAACACTCACCGTCGGGTGTACCAATGCGCGCCAGGCCGTTCACCAGCAAAGCAGCATCACTGCTACTTGCTGGCTCGCGGCGCATATACATTGGCGTCACGTCGATACCTCCGAACCAGTTCGATCCACAGGACTCCCTAAAGGAGCCACTGGAGAATGTTTTAGAACTGTTTGTCTTGAACCCAAGAAAGCGCAGCAAACGTGTAAGGGGAGCCACAAGCTCTGTTTCTATAGCGATGTCATCACCATAGACATTAGCAACAGTAGAACCCACAGCACGCGCTGCGGCGAAGAAAACCAGTGTCTCTACCACAAAAGTAGAACCATTACCCATGGAGGCAAACTTAGCGTACGGCATTACTTCACCGTTCGGTAGAACGCCACCAGGGCTACGGAAATCACACAGGTGCGTCGCCCATCCCTCTGGAAAGAGGTAATAGACGAGATTTAATGCAACTGTGTCCGAGGCCATCTCAAGGTCGACAGTGGCGATTGAGCCATCAATCGACCCAGCTCTGGCCAAGCACTGGTTAACAGACTGGTCGGATAGGTCGATCCCAAATTTCCTGAGACGCCTTTTCACATAAGCGTCGACGGCAAGCTGGAGGGGCAAACTGCCCGTAGGCTCACAGCCGATCGTCCTCCGAGTTTTCCAGTTCTTCGGTACAAACTCAACACGGTTCGTCAAGCGGGGAACCCAATTTGGGGGCTTGCTCTCGCCAAAATAGGCGGAGAGAGCCTTTAGATATGGAACCGCTCGACACACGCAGTCAATGCTAGCCCTGATCTTGCGAACAGGGTGCGCACGACGGCGTGGCAGTGTTGCAGTAGCTCCGCTGGTGATTCTGATCAGCTCAGGAATTTCGCTGATAAAGCTGGATTCCGTCCCGAGTACACGCGCTATAGTTTTGCGCATCTTTTCTACCTGTAACTGGAGATCAGGGCTTAATCGCTCAGGCTTCAGATTAAAGTAGTCAAGACGACGATTGGTGATTCGGCAGATTCTCTCAGCCCTGTGAAAGGACTGGAGTGCTACCTCGTCAGCATCGTCATGTTCCAATGTCGCGTTCTTCTTAACGAAGGCGGCTATTTGGAGTCGGAAACGGGCTTCTGCGGAAGACGCAACGCCTCCGCTCAGATCACCAAATGATGCTAAACCCGGAATGTTCCGGGACCTGGACAAACCAAGGGCCTCTTCACAGAGGCGCTCAGGCGCCCAGGATCTAGCATCAGCGATGTACGCCCTCAACAGGCTGTACACCAACAGGGGTTTCTTCATGAGAATACTCCTTCACTGTACCATGCACATAGTGCCTCACGTACTCCTCTCTCAACCCCAAGGCTAATGAGCCAATAAGGAAGATAAGGAGCAATATGAGACACAACGCAAGGAC